CTTGTCTATCCCCACTGGGCAACCAGCTGCGGAGCTACAACGGCCGACTGGAGCAGATCAACTCGGCTATCCGCTCTCTGATTGGCCGTAGCGCACTGTGACCCGCGCCCAGATCCTCGCCGCAGTGTGGCTGCTTAGCCTGCTGGCTGCATTCGGCGCTGGCTGGACGTGGAAGGGCGACAGGGCAGAGGTCCGCGAGACCCGCACCGAGCTGAAGCAGTCCAAGGCCGAGATCGAGGCAGTCGAACAGGCGCGCTCAGTAGAGCGCCAGAAAAACGAACGTCTGCATGAGATCGGCACCCAATACGAGGCAAAACGTAGTGAAAACGAAAGTCTGCCTTCGACTGTTGCTGGCGCTATCCGTGACGGCTCTCTCCAGCTGCGCGACGACCTCGCCACCTGCCACACCCGCTTACTGTCCGAAGCCACCGCCAGCGCCATCCAACGTGATGAAGCAGCCCAACTACGAGCAGAGGTTGCGGGGGCTCTTGTTCAAGTCGGAGCCGACGCAGATGCCCAGGTCAGAGCCTGCCAAGCGGTAGTCATTGAGGATAGGAGGTAGGTATGCGGGGAATTGTTCCCCCCGGTTGGTGCGCCACTTTGTGCGCCACCAGGGAATATGAGAAGAAGAAAGACGCGGATGAGCGTTGCTGGCTGCGAGCCAGCCTGAGCGCCTTAGCGGCGGAGAAGTTCCAAGCCACGGTCCACGGCATCCACCGTCGGTTTGACGAGGTGATGGCGAGGCGTGGGAAATGAGCAGAGCATCTAAGGCATACGCAAGCGCCCACGTTCGCACCAGGGTGGCGGCGGTCAAGATGTTCGTAGGCGAGGTTCGCCGGGTTGAAGCTGACATGAGCGCTGCCATCCCGGCAGGGGGCTCAATCATCAAGGCTGTATGGGAGTTGGGCGCTCCATATGGGGCCGTGATGAGCGTGCCGACCATCGAAGGGCTGTCGACCTGTGTGCTTCTGGACGCCGCCTATGTGGGCTGCTCCGCACTCTGTTGCATCGTCACTCTGAATGACGGCACCGCCCTGACGCAGATGTTCGACCTACGCATCCTGGACAACGGGCTGACGCCAACGCAGTTCACCCCGGGCCCAAGTCGCGTGGAAGTTACTGCATAACAAAAGTGGATTGAGGTAGATATGGGTGCTCCCAAGGGTCGCGTAAAAGCAGGCGGCCGGAAGAAGGGCACGCCGAACAAAAGCACGGTTGAGTTCCGCGAGGCGGTGACGAACCTGCTGCAGGTCAACACGGACAACTACTGCCGCTGGCTGACGCTGGTTGCAGAGGGGGACGGGGCGAATATCAAGCCTGACCCGGCTAAGGCGCTGGACCTTGTTGCCAAGCTAGCTGAGTACGCGGCGCCTAAGCTCAACCGAACCGAGCATGTCGGCGACGGTGGCGGGCCTGTCGAGACAGTAACCCGCATCGAACTGGTGGACTTGGATGGCGACGGCGCAGATTAAGCTGCCGCCGAAGCTGCGGCCCCTGTTCGTAGGCAAGGCAGACGTACGCGCAGCCCACGGTGGGCGCGGATCAGGCAAGACACGTAGTTTCGCCAAGATGGCGGCCGTAAAGGGCTACCAGTTCGGCATGGCCGGAATCTCGGGGATCATCCTGTGCGCTCGCCAGTTCATGAACTCGCTGGAGGACTCCTCGCTTGAGGAAGTTAAGAGGGCGATTGAGGACGAGCCGTTCCTAGCAGACTACTACGAGATTGGCGAGAAGTTCATCCGCAGTATGGATGGGCGAATTTCCTTCGCCTTCGCTGGTCTTGATCGCAATATCGCTAGCATCAAGTCGAAAGGACGCCTGCTCCTGTGCTGGGTGGATGAGGCCGAGCCCGTCACGCATGAGGCGTGGGGGACTCTGATCCCGACGCTCCGTGAAGAAGGCAGCGATTGGAATGCCGAGCTTTGGGTTACCTGGAATCCTAAGCGCAAGGCGGCTGCAGTGGAGTCGCGCTTCCGTGGGTCGTCTGATCCGCTGATCAAGTGTGTCGAGTTGAACTATCGGGACAACCCGAAGTTCCCGGCCAAGCTAGAGCGCGATAGGCAGCGAGACCTTGAGGAGCGCCCGGATGAGTACGGGCATATTTGGGACGGCGAGTATGCCCAGGCTATTGCAGGCGCCTATTACGCCAAGCACCTGGCTCTAGCTAAGGACGCTGGCCGAATCGGGCGGGAAGCGGCGGACCCGCTGATGACTATCAGGGCCGTATGGGATATCGGCGGCACTGGGGCAAAGGCTGATGCCTGCGCCATCTGGATCGTGCAGTACATCGGACGCTCGCCCGTAGTGCTTGACTACTACGAGGCAGTGGGCCAGGAGCTGTCAGCCCATGTGAAGTGGCTGCGGGACTCCGGATATGGCTCGGCGCTTTGCGTGCTCCCCCATGACGGTGTGCAGCACGACAAGGTACACAAGGTCAGCTACGAGAGCGCGCTAAAGCAGGCCGGGTTCGCTGTGAAGGTGATCCCGAACATGGGCGCAGGGGCCGCCATGACCCGCATCGAATGCGGCCGACGCCTTTTCCCGTCCATCCGCTTCAACGAGTCGACGACAGGCGCCGGGCGCGATGCCTTGGGCTGGTATCACGAAAAGCGGGACGCGGTCAGAGATATCGGCCTCGGCCCCAATCACGACTGGGCGAGCCACGGTGCCGACGCATTCGGCCTCATGTGCGTTGACTTTCTCTCAATGGATCACTCGCCGCAGAAGCCGGTGAGGATCAGGTTTGCTTCGGAGTTCTGATGGCTGAGAAGACGCAAAAACCAGACGACCCGAAGTTCGCCACCGAGCGGTCGGGCGTCAGCGATGACGATCTCCACAAGGAGATGCTTGAACGGCACCGCGATGCCCGCGACTACTGGCGCTCGCAGTATCAGCAGGCTGAGAGCGACATGGAGTTCGCCTTTGTCCCTGAGAAGCAGTGGGACTCGTGGATGGTGGAGACCCGTAAGGGCCGTCCTACTTACACGGTCAACAAGCTTCGTCAGGCGATGAAGCAGATCACCAACGACCAGCGCCAGAACCGCCCGCAGCCCAAGGTCCGTGCTGTCGAGGACAGCGACACGGATCTAGCCGAGGTGCGCCAGGGCTTGATGCGCAACATCGATCAGGCAAGCGAAGCAGATCGGGCGCGAGATACCGCGTTCCAGTTCGCTGTCGGTGGCGGCTTCGGTGTGTGGCGCGTCAACTACGGGTACGAGGATGACGGCGGCTTTGACGTTGTCATCAAGAAAGAAGAGATCGCAAACCCCTATTCGGTGGTGTTTGATCCGGCTGCCAAGTCCAAAGACCGCCGCGATGCTGCGTATGCGTTCGTGGACAGCAAGTGGAGCCGGTCGGCCTTTAAAGCAAAGTGGCCCAAGGCGGAGCTTGTATCTGTCAGCGACTGCGACGACCTGAATCGCGACTGGTTCGACGAGAAGGAAATCACGGTAGCTGAGTATTGGTACAAGACCACGGAAACCTACACGCTGGTCCTCATGTCGGATGGCTCGACCTACGATGAGGCTGAGCTGGCGCCAGTGATCGACGAGCTGGCGGCGCGGGGCATCACGATCCAGCGTAGCCGAGAGGCCAAAAGGGACAAGGTGTGGCAGTGCATCGTTTCCGGCGCTGAGATCGTAGAGGGACCGAGCGAATGGCCTGGGCGTTTCATCCCGCTGGTGCCGGTATGGGGTGAGATTCTGACCCTCAAGGGCAAGGAGACCTTCTTCGGCGCGGTCCGCTTCGGGCGTGACCCGCAGATGATGTACAACTACGAGCGCAGCACGTTCATCGAAGTGTTGGCCGATCAGCCGTATTCGCCCTTTATGGCGCCCGCTGAGTCGGTCGAGGGCTACGAGTCGCAATGGCAGAACCTGAAGACGCAGCGCCCTCCGGTGCTGTTCTACAAGTCTGACCCGAACCTGCCCAATGGCGGCAAGCCGAGTCGCGAGCCTACGGCACAGTTCCCGGTGGCCTTGGCTCAAGCGGCCCAGATATCCAGTGAAGATATCAAGTCAGCCACTGGCATCCATGACGCGAGTCTGGGAGCCAAGTCAAACGAGACCAGCGGCAGGGCCATCATTGCCCGGCAGCGCGAGGGCGATGTTGCCAACTTCGATTACATCGACAACCTGTCGTTTGCGATCAAGTACGACTTTGAGGTAACCAACGACCTGATCACCGCGCTTTACGACACTGAACGACAGATCCGAATCATCGGTGACGACGGTGCCGAAAAGGTTGTGAAGGTCAACCAGGTAATTTTGGATGAGCAGACCGGCCAAGAAGTCACGCTGAATGACATGTCGCGTGGCAGGTTCGATATCACTGCAACGGTTGGGCCGAGTTATACGACGCAGCGCATGGAAGCCGCCGAGGCCATGATGCAGCTGGCGAATGACCCATCCCCGATTGGCATGGTCGCCAAGTACGGGTTCATCAAGTCGCTGGATGCCCCGGGCCTAGACGATGTGAGGAAGGCGGCACGGAAGATCCTTGTTGATGGAGGTCTGCTGGAGCCTGAAGAGGGCGATCAGCCCCCGCCGCCTCCGCAGCCGAACCCCAAGGACATGGCAGACGCCAAGAAGAGTGACGCCCAGTCCCAATTGTATGGGGCTCAGGCAGAAGGGCAGCAGCTGGAGAACATGCAGTTGCTGCAGCAAGTGCAGGCGGGGCAAATGCTGATGCAAATGCCTCCACCGCAGCCAGTTCAACAGCTCCCCGATCAGCCGCCGCAAGGCGGTTTTTTTATGGGCGGCTATCCCGGGGCTGACCCCACCGTACCGGCCGGAATGCCGGGCTAGAACCGCCAAGAGGCGCACATGACCAGTGAAGTAGAGAAGCCGCAGCCGGTGGACAACAGCCACCTGGACGCGGGTATTGCCGCGCGAGATTCCCGAGCCGAAGCCGAGAAGGAGGCCAATCAGACCGCTGAGTCTGAACAGTCCGACGAACAGCAAGAGGCAGAGGAAGACGAGCAGAACGAGACCGAAGAGTCGGCAGCTTCGGAAGCGGATGATGCGGCCGCCCCAAAGCCCCGTAAGGGCGTGGGAAAGCGCATCGATGAACTTACGCGCGAGAAGTACGACGCGCAGCGGGAGCGGGACTACTGGAGGGAACAGGCGACACGCGGCAACCAGCAGCAGGCCCAGCCGGTGAAGGAGGCGGATTCCACAGAGCCGACGTTGGAAGGCTGCGAGTTTGATGTGCAGAAGTACAACGCCGCTTGGTACGAGTGGAAGCGAGGGCAGGAGCGAAAGGCCGAATCGCAGCAGAAGCGTGAGCAGAAGCTGCAGGAGAGTGCCCAAGGCTTCGCCCAGAGCAATCCGGATTACTTCGAAGTGATTTCAAACCCATACCTGCGCATCTCGCAGGACATGGTCGACGTCATCGCCGACACCGACAACCCCGCTGCATTGGCCTACTACCTCGGCAAGAACCCCCAAGAGGCCGAGCGCATCTCGACCATGAACTTGGCAGGTGTTGCCCGAGCCATTGGCCGAATCGAGGCCGAGCTTTCTGCTCCGCCACCGCCGCGTCAGATCACACCCAAAACCGTGACCAAAGCCCCGCCCCCTGTGACCACTCTCACTGGCGCGCCCGCTGTCGTGAAGTCGCTGGAAGAAATGTCCATGCGTGAGTACGACGAGCAGCGCCGCAAGGAACGGAAGCAGAAGGGCCTTCGATAAGGAACCATAGAACGTGGCAAATCAATACCTCAATACCAAGCTGATCACCCGCGAGATTTTGTCGACCCTGCGACAGAAGCTGACCTTCCTGCGCAAGATCAACATGGAGTATGACGACAAGTTCGCCGTTACCGGCGCCAAGGTCGGCAACTCCATCGACATTCGTGTCCCGACCCACGCCAAGATCCGCCAGGGCCGCATCATGGATGCGAGCAACATGGTGGACAAGACCGTTCCGCTGACCATCACCGACCAGACCGGCATCGATCTGGCGTGGAACTCTGCGGACATGGCGCTGAACATCGATGACTTCCGCAAGCGCTACCTGGATCAGCCGCTGGGCGATCTGGCTTCGGTCATCGAAACCACCGTGCTGCAGCGCGCCCTGCCGTTCGCCAGCAACTACGTGTCGAACGCCGATGGCAAGCTGGACTTCTCCGAAGCCTTGCGCGCCAACAAGCTGCTGACTGACAGCTTGGCCCCGAGCCAGCGATATCTGGTGACCAACACCAGCGGCACCGTGCAGGTGATCGACCAGCTGAAGGGCTTCTTCAACTCTCAGGATCGTTTGGCCGAGCAGTACGAAGATGGCCTGATGGCGCGTGCGGCTGGCTTCGACTGGTTCGAAACCACCAACATGCCCGCGCAGGCAATCGGTACGGCAACCGCTTCGGGCTACACCGTGACTGGCGCAGGCCAGACTGGCTCCAGTCTGACCGTTGGCGCAGGCACCGGCACGCTGATTGCCGGCCAGCACATCACCATTGCTGGCGTGTATGCAGTGAACCCGGCTACCAAGGTGTCGACCGGCTTCTTGCAGACCTTCGTGGTCACGGAGAACTTCGCGGGCAGTGCTGGTGCGGTGAAGATCAGTCCGGCCATCATCCCCACCGGCCCGGAGCAGAACGTCACCGCATCCCCGGCTGCCTCGGCTGCGGTCTCGGTGCTGGGTGCTGCCGCTCAGACGGGCGTCAACCTGGGCTTCGCGCGCGACTTCCTGACCTTCGCAACGGTCGACCTGCCGCTGCCGGAGAACAAGGACGCTAGCCGCGTGAACCTGGACGGCCTCTCCCTGCGCATGGTCCGCGACTACGACACGGTCAACGACCTGTTCCTCAACCGCGTCGACATTCTGTGGGGCTCGGCTGTTCTGCGCCCGGAATGGGGCGTGGTTATCCCCAACGACCCGACTTCGTTCTAAGGAGGACGATAGATGGCACTCGACACTGGCAATACCCGCGCGGCTTCGGCCGTGGAAACCGAGGACGGCACCGTGGTTGGTCGCAATGCGACCTCCAAGGTTGGCTTCTTCGGCGCCGCCCCTGCCGCCCAGCCCGCTGCGCTCAGCCTGGGATCGGTTACGGCGGCCCAGCTGGCTACCGCGCTGGCCGCCCTGGGCATCATCAAGACCACCGCCTAATAGCGGTTCAGCAGCAACCAAAGGGGCGTCCATCCGGGCGCCCTTCTTCTTATAGAGGCCGCAATGACGACTGTCGCAGAAATCGTTTCTGGGGCCTTGGATCTGTTGCGCGTGAAAGACGCGACAGAGGCAGCAGAGGCCGAGGACATGGTTACGGGCATTAGCTCGTTGAACATGATGATGGCTCGCTGGGAGGCGAACGGATATTCCGTGGGCTGGACGCCTGTATCCAACCCGGCCGACACGCTTCCCGTTCCGCCCGAGGTGGACGAAGCGGTCCTTTACAACCTCGCGTTGAGGCTTCGTCCGCGCTACGGGACCGCACTTGAGCCAGACGTGGTAGACACGGCTCGGCGCCTCAAGTCAGACGTTCTGGCAGACGTCTTTTCAAGCAGCCCAATGACGCTGGAGCCCGGGCTTCCTGGGCTCGGTGGTTGTTACAACATCCGCACTGACCGGTGGGAGGTGTAATGGCACTTTCCCCCCTAAGCATCCTCGGCGGCTTCAACCGCGACGATAGCTACGCTTGGTCGATCCAAGACGTGTGCAATTGGCTGCCGACTGTGCGTGACCAGACCGGCACGCTGACCGAGTTCAAGCTGCGCACGCCGCCCGGCCTGAGGCCGCTGCAGAGCGTTGGTGTTGGTCCGATTCGCGGCATCCACAACTGCGAGGGCCGGCTGTTCGTCGTCTCCGGGCAGATGCTGTACGAGGTCCGCGCCAATGGCGATGCGATCTCGCGCGGCAACGTTCCTGGCGTTGGCCGGGTGCGGATGGCGCACAACCAGATCAAGAACGGCAACCAGCTGGCGATTGCCAACGGGCAGGCCGGTTACATCTACAACACGGTGACCCTGGCATTCACCCGCATCACGGATGAGGGCTTCCCGGGCGGCATCGACGTGAAGTTCATCGACGGATACCTGTTCTGGCTTGAGCCGTTTGGCCGGTTCTGGTTCCACTCGGACCTTGCGGACGGCATCCAGTACAACACGCTGGACCGTGGCGAGGCTGAGAGTCAGCCTGACCGCCTTGTGGGGCTCGCCGTGAATCAGGGCGAGGTGATCCTGTTTGGCGAGCGCACGACCGAGTTCTACGGCAACACCGGCGAGGCTACAGGCACGTTCCAGTCAAAGGGCGTGACCACTGACGTTGGCTGCGCATCGCTGCACACGATTCAGAACCTCGACAACTCGGTCATGTGGCTGGGCAGCGACGGGGTGGTATACCGCCTTGATGCCTATCGCGCCGTACCAATCAGCACGCGAGCCATTGAAAAGGCCGTCGCCAAGTACGACTGGAAGAGCGCCTTTGCCTTCACGTGGGAGGACGAGGGCCACAAGGTCTACTACATCACGTTCCCGGACGGCGAGACCTTCGGCTATGACGTCGTGGTGGGTCTGTGGCATCGCCGCGAGTCCCTTGGATTCTCGCGCTGGCGGCTCAATGGCTGCGCGTCGTGGGGGCGTCAGTGGGTGGGAACCGACTTCCAGAACGGGCAGCTGTGGGTGCTGGATTGGGACTATCACCTGGAAGGCGACAAAGAGTTCGTGTCTGAGTTCACCAGCGCCAAATACGGCGACGGCGTCAACAAGATCAACGTGAACGAAGTCGAGCTGATCATGCACACGGGTGGCGTTCCGACCGTGCCGTACTACAGCGAGCCGGCCACGCTGCTGACGACCCCGCCATACCCTGCGTTCACTCAGTCTCGGGTGGCTGTGGCGTTCTCCGCAATCCTTGGCTCCCTGCGCAGCCTGTTCCAGCAGGGGGCGTCGTCTGATGCGGTGGGAACTGCATTCGTGGCGGTGAACGGCAGCCTGCGCGACCTGTTCCAGAAGGGCTACGCATCGGACTCCATGTCTGCCAGCTTCCGCGCCTTGGGCGGTGCACTGCGAAATGCGATCCAACTGGGTCGAGCGAAAGACCAGTTGCAGGCCAGCTTTGCTCCGCGCAATGGGGCGCTCACCTCGCCGCTAATCCCCAGTCGAGCAGGCCCAAATCAATTGAACGTCGGCTTCGCCCCGACAGGAGGGAGCCTGAGTGTCTAATGTCATCATCCCGGCAGAAATCAAGGTTTCTGGCCGATACAAGGCGATTAAGTACGACAAGGATCTTAACGAGATCTTCGAAACGCCTTGGGGCAAGAACCTGATCACTGGCGCTGGGCTGGACTTTCTGCTGAATGCGACAGGCGCGGGCTCGATGTATCTCCACGGGGTAGCTGGCACCGGGAACGGCGCGCCGAGCCTATCTGACTCGACGCTTCAGGCCTATGCGGGGAAGTACAACGCCTGCCAGTCCATGGTCATCGAGAAGAACTTCACGACCGCGCCTTACTACGTCAAGGTGACGACGACGCATCGCTACTACCCGGGGGCATTCGGCGCATCAGCGGTCAACATTGCTGAGTTTGGGATGGTATTCAATACATCCAGCACGCCCGCTTCGATCAACGCTTCCACGGTGGTTGGCAGTCGGTCGCTGGCAGTCAACGGGGCCGGTACGCCAGCCGCAGTGTCAGTTCTTCCAGACGAATACCTGGACCAGGTGTGGGAGTGGACGTGGTGGATCCCGGCGTCTGCACTGGCTAACGTCTCCATCGCGGTAGACGGTGTCGGCACAAGCACAGACACGGAGGCGCGCCCAGCGTGCATGGGGCTTTCGACGGCGCAAGGCACGCCATGTTGGTTCTACAACGGCTTCACACAGGGGGTTGAGCCTGCTGGTGGCGGGAATATGTATATCGCGCGGATCTTCCCGGTCGCAACGATGGCCGAGTATCCGCAAGCAACCGCTTCTACTTGGGCTGGCACTGGGCCGCTGGGCTCTGCTGGGTCCAATATTGGGGGCACCTACGCCGCCAATCTGATCTGTAGCGCTGCTGCCGCAAGCAGCTACACGGCTGGCAGCTATTACAGGGACTACACTTTTAGCTGGGGGCTCGATAACGGCAATGTTTCGCCAAGCATTGGCGCTGTGAAAGTGGCCCTAAACTCGATGATGTGGCAGGTCGGCTACAGCCCGGCGATTCCCAAGGTCGTAGGCAAGAAGCTTGTCCTGACCTTCCGCCTGAGCATCGCAAACGTATGATCCCCGAGGACCGCAGATCGACGGTAGACATGCCGTCTCGGTTCATCGTGCCAGAGCGCAAGAGCCCCTATGTGGACTACGAGTGGGGCGGGGTGGCGCTCAACGACCCGTCGCAGGGCTTGATGGTGAAGGTCTGGACAGCGCGGTATGACCCACGGGCTGCCGCGTTGTACCTGTCCGCCCCGGGTGTCGATCAGTTCCTGCTGTTCGGTCGCCCGGGCATCACTGAGATAGGGCTGGCCTTTGATCAGAACATGAACCCCTTTGTCTGCTTCGTGCAGAACAAAGAGCCGTGGGTGTGGTGGTACGACCCGCTGGCGCAGGAGCAGGTGTTCACGCAGGACCTGATGCCGCTGGATGCGAATAACCCGCGTTGCACCCTAGACGACGGGCGGAAATTCAACGTGTCCGGTTCCGACATTATCTTGGCCTACGCCAGAGACGGCGCCATCCGGCACCGCAAGCAGCGGGAGAGGTTCGCCACTGAGCGGACATTCTCCGGCAGCGGAACGGGCCTTTGGCAGCTCGGCATGGGCTCAAACATGCGCCTGGAGGCGGCTTACTACCCATGAGCGACGATCACCACATCCTCTTTGCGATCACGAAGAACAACAGCCAGAACCCGACGAATTGGAAGAAGCGATCCATCGGCGCGACAGGCGAGTACGGCAAGCCGATCAGCTTCAACCGTCTGGGCGAGTGCAAGAGCGCCACGTTCACCGTCCGCTGCTCCAGCCCGGTCAAGCGCGACCTGATCGGCGCGTTCGTGCGGATCGAGTCTAAGGGGTAAGCCATGCTGATCATTGACGACTTCCTGCCCGACCCCGAGTCGGTGCGGGCGGCTGGACTGTGCGCGAACTACATCGATTGGAACGGCCCGGACGGTGAGGTCTACAAGCGCATCGCCATCGCAGAGGTGCCGGGGCTGCGAGAAGGCATCGAGAAGGCCATGGGGCCGGTTGAGATGCTGGGCATGGGCTACCGGCTCAACTTCAACGGAGAGCTGCCGAATGCCGCCATCCACTCGGATATGGGCTGGGGCACACATGCCGCTGTCCTCTACCTGAGCGAGGGCGAGGGTGGCACTGCCTTCTGGCGACACAGGCGGACTGGCGCAAGCCGCATTGAGCAGGGCGATTTGGCCTTGTTTGAGCATGTCCGCCACGACTGGGACGACGCCGACAAGTGGGACCAGATTGCCCTGGCCGAGATGAAGCTGGGCCGCTGCATCATCTACGAATCGGCGATGTTCCACAGCCGCTGGCCCTTCGCAGCCTTCGGTGATGACGCAAAGACAGGTCGACTCGTAGCAGTCGCCTTTTTCACGCCGGAGGGCTGATGGAAATTCGCAAAGCAACACTGGCCGACGTGCCGGTGATCGTTGCCATGTCCGCACGTTTTTACCCGACGACCCACTACGCCGACTGGTGCGAGATGGACGAGGCGAGCGTAGCGGGGCTGGCAACCGGCCTGATTGAGAACGACGTGTTCTATGTCGCCGAGCGCGACGGTGAGCTGGTCGGAATGATCGGCCTGATGATCGCGCCCTTCCTGTTCAACCAGAACCGCAAGTTCGCGGTGGAGATTGTCTGGTGGGTTGCCCCAGACGCACGCGGCTCACGCATTGCCAGCCAGCTATTGGCGGCGGTCGAACAGCCCTGCCGTGACGCAGGCGCAGAGCGCATCCAGATGGTTCACATGCCCAACAGCCCGCCGCAGGCCGCAGCGTTGTATCGCCATGCGGGCTACGCCGAATCCGAAATCAGCTTCACAAAGGATCTCTAATCATGGCAGCAGTAACTACAGCAGTAGTTGTGGGTGCCGGTATGGCGTATTCCGCCAATCGACAGGCCGCTGGTCAGAAGAAGGCAGGACAGGCGCAGAGCAACGCGGCCCAGCAGACCATCGATAAGCAGCAGGGCATCTACGACAACTCCATGTCGCTGGCCCAGCCGTACTACGACGCTGGCACCAATGCGCTAAGCCAGCTGGACGCGGTGAACAGCGGTGACTATTCCGGCTTCAACAGCTCGCCTGACTACCTGTTTGCCCAGCAGCAGGGGTTGCAGGGCTTGGACCGTAGCGCAGCGGCGCGTGGAAGCTTGTTCTCTGGCGGTGCCGATGCCAACCGCATGACGTTCGCCTCTGGCCTCGCCTCGCAGAACCTAAACAGCTATCGCGGCAACCTGATGCAGCTGGCGAACATGGGACAGAACCAGTCCCAGTACATGGGGCAGCTGGGCCAGAACTACGGCAACCAGTTCGCTAACGCGATGGGCATCAAGGGGCAGGCTGACGCGCAGCGGGCATCCGCTACGGCTGGTGCGCAGGCGGGCTACGGCAATGCCCTGGCATCTGCGGCTGGCAGCTATCTGGGCGCAGGCGGCGGTGGATTCGGCAGCTTCGGTGGAACCACTGGCGGCTCCAATCTTGGGCAGCTGTCTAGCTGGGGGCAATCCCTCACAGGCGGGCAGGGTAGTGCACTGAACTTCGGCAACAACACGAACTGGCTGGCGGGCAACTCGCGCCAGTCGGCATGGGGAGGTTGATTCATGGCTGACTATCAGCAGAACTTTTTGGCCTCGCTCGGCGCTGGCTACAACTTCGGCCAGCGCATCAAGCAGCAGCGCGACCAGGGCCAGCTCAACCAGCTGGCTAGCCTGGCTTACTCGGCCCCTCGTGAGCAGCGCGGCGCAATTGGAAGCCAGATCGCGGCGTTGAATCCCGAGGCGGCGCAGGCGCAGCGCAAGGCATGGGCGGCAGACGATGAGTCCGATCAAAAGGAGCTCATTGGCATGGCTCGTTTCATCAAGGCCGCACCGCCCGAGCAGCAGCAGAAGGCCTACCAGAACGCCGTACTGCCGCGCCTCCGGGCGCGCGGTATGGATGCGCCGGACTGGACCCCCGAAACGCAAGGGACGATCCTGCAGACGGTCGACGCGCTAGTCGGAGCCCTGAATGGAGGCAAGGCCAACAACCCCTACGACGGCTTGCCTGCCGATATTCAGTCGCTCCAGTTACTGCGCGACAACCCGGAGCTGGCGAAGATGGACCGCGAGCGCCGTCAGGCTGCAGGCATGGTTCCGAAGATGGTTGAGACATCGAGTGGTATCGGCTGGGGCACTCCGGGCGGCGGAATTCAACTCGCGCCGCTTGAGGGAGTGGCAGGAGGTGGTGCGCCGTCCCAGCAGACCCAAGCTCCGCAACTGTTCGCTGCACTTGGTCAAAAGTATGGAATCCAGCCGACGAGCGTGCTGCGGACGCCTGAGCGTAACCGGCAGGTTGGTGGCGTTTCCAACAGCTATCACCTCACCGGCCAGGCCGCTGATTGGCCGGTTCCGGCTCAGTACAAAGCCCAATTTATGGCCGATGCCCGCGCCAACGGTTTTGAGGCCATTGACGAGGGCGACCACATCCACATCGAGCCAGCCTCCCGCAACGCTGCGCGTGGCGGAATCGCGCAGCCGTATCAGGCTCCCGCGAGAGAGGAATCCGCGCCTTCCGGCTATCGCAAGACTGCTGACGGCAACCTCGAGATTATCCCCGGTGGACCTGCTGACAAATCGGAGACGCCATCCAAGCCGATGCCTGCAAGCATCCTGCGCATGCAGCGAGAGAGTCGAGAGGCGCTCTCTGTATCGCAAGGGCTTGCGTCTTCCATCGACAACATCCGCCAGCAGCTCAAGGACGGCAAGATTAAGCTGGGTCCAATCCAGAATTTGGCTTATGCGGGATTGAACGCCGCAGGACAGAGTACCGAGGCATCCCGTAACTACCAGGGCATGCGCAGCACCTTCGAGAAGATGCGAAATGACTCGCTGCGCCTGAATAAGGGCGTGCAGACCGAGGGCGATGCAGAGCGCGCATGGAATGAGCTTCTTGGCAATTTGAATGATGCTGCGAACGTAGATCAGCAGCTTTCCCGAATCCAAGAGATCAACGACCGCGCCATACAGCTGCACACCGAGAACATGGACGAGATCCAGGCCGAGTATGGAGCTCGCAATGCCCCTGGGCGAAGTGCAGCACCAGCGCAGGCGGGCTCCGACTTCAGCAACCTTTGGAACTGACACATGGCGAAGAAATGGTCCGAGGTCTCTCAATCGGAGGCCTTTTTGGCGTTGCCACCGGAGCAGAAAGAGCAGGCGCGCAATCAGTATTTCGACCAGGTGGTGGCCCCGCAGATTGGCGACCCGTCGCAGGTTTCGGTGGCTCGCCAGCAGTTCGACTCCCAAACCCGAATCACCGACCTGCCCACGGTCAACGCCGAGCCGCCCGATTTCTCGGATGTGACGGCGCAGACTGACACCACGGCAGAGCGGGTGCGCAACCCGGCCAACGATTCGGCGTTCGCTCGCATGGTGTCGGGGCAGGCCGCGCCGCAGCCGGAAGGCAGCGCTCTTGGCCGATTCCTCGGTCAGGTCGGTGGGCGCGAAGTGCTGCAGGGCGCATACGGTCTGTATGGATCGCTGGGCGGCGATGCCATCGACTATGCCGTGCTGGGTCCGATTGACCGCAAGCTGGGCACCAACCTCGGTACGGGCGGCCGTGGCTACCGTCAGGCGGCTTCCGAGCTCGCTGACAGCATGGGCATGTATAAGCCGCAGACTGGGCAGGACCGAATCATGTCCGGCGTCGGCGAGGCGCTGACCGGCACTGGCCTGACCCTTGGCATTGGTGGCGGATTGAATGCACTGGCGAACGTTGGGCGAGCTGCGCCTGCAGGTTCCAAGATCGGGAATCTTTTGACTGCTCAGCCGATGTTGAAAGGACCAGCGGCAGGAACGGCAACATACGCAGCTCCGGCAGTGAATCGGCTTGCCGATTTTCTGACGATGCAGCCTGCTGTACAGGCGGCGTCAACGGTAGCCAGCTCGGGTGCAAGTGGAGCCGTGCGAGAGGCGGGAGGCACCCAAGGTCAACAGCTTGCTGCGGGCCTAATCGGTGGGATTTCGCCATCTGCTGTTCGCACAGGTGGCGCTGCCGTTGCAAGCTCAGCACTAAGCAGGATGGCCCCGGAGGCAAGGAGGGAGATTGCCCGAGAAGCACGTGATCGGGGAATCATGCTTTCACCTGTTCAGATCAGCGATAGCCGATTCCTGAAGTGGGCGCAGTCCATGCTTCGCAGCGTTCCATTTACTGGCGCACAAGGCAGGTATCAGCGCCAGGTCACTGATTTCAACCGTGCCCTGGCAAGTGAGATTGGCGAGGACGCTACCAGCATTGGTCCGGAAGTCTATGCCAGGGCAAAGGACCGCCAGTCTGCCCTGTTCACGGAACTCTCCGAACGGAATTCCGCAAAGGTCGATGACTCTCTCGTGAAAAGCTTGTCGAACATTGCCGATAGCTCACGTATGGCGGGGGCGCAAGTGCGCGACCAAGTGGAATCTGCAATCGATGCGCTCTATTCGCAGGCCACGACCGGCCCCGGTGGCGTCGTGATCCCAGGGCCTGCATATCAGGCGTTTGATTCTCAGCTAAACCAGATCATCAAGAACGGTGGCCCAACTGCTCACTTCCTAGGTAACGTACAGACTGCTGTGCGTAGGGCTATGGACAAATCTATCACCCCGGCTGATCGAGCCGCATGGCGTGAAGTTCGTCGTGAATTCGGAAGTCGCAAGGCAATAGCGCCATTGGTTGCCAGGGCGTCAGAGGGGAATGTTCCTCCGGCTCAGGTACTTGGTGCCGTGACTTCTACCAATGCTGGCAAGGAAGCGATGGCCTCTGGACAGCGAGGGAACATCGGAACTCTTGCAAGAATCGGCCAGATCATGAAGGAGCCACCCAGCTCGGGAACTTCCGAGCGCGGCTTTGTAGGCGGCTTGCTTGGTGCTGGCGCTCTTGTAGATCCTGTTACCGGGGCACTTACTGCAGCGGGACTGAATCTACTCAGCCGTGGCCTAGATAGCAGGGCTCTAGGTCAGCTGATGATCAGAGAAAATCCGGGCATGACGATGGAGCAGGCTATGCGCATCGTCCAGGGTGCAACGGTGCCAACTGCTGTATCGACACAGGCCAACGCTGGAGATCGATGATAAATCAGTCTCTCAGGAACGGCAGGTCGTCGCCATCGTCAACGGGGCGACGGTCTGGGTATTTGGTGTAGTAGGCGGTTTCATTCGCCGCCTCTCGTATTGCCTTTACCTCTTTGAGTATTTTGTCAAAGGTTTCCAAGGCCAGATATAGCATGACAGTAATAGCGGCGATGCAGCACCCAACAGCTGTAAGAAACCAGTTTACGTTTTCCATCACTTCTCCTTTGCCTTCATCGTCTATGTCTCCGGATAGATGCCGAGGGCTGCATTCTCACGACGGCGCTTTCGAGCCTCGCGTGCCATTTCGCACTCCGGCTCTGGCCGGTCGTGAATCTCGGAAATCAACTGAAGCGCCCTAGAAGATATGTCGCGCTGGGCCTTCACTTCGCGTTCTAATTTATCAATGCGGGAATACAGCCCGAAAACAACCCCAGCAGCTATTAAAAGCGCGGCCCCGATAAACAGTTCCATACCCCCTCCTTGACCCCAGATCGTACCACTGGGGCGTGAAGCCCACACCTAACAGCCCCGGGAGACCGGGGCTTTCTATTGGAGTCAGATATGAACAAGATCACCAGAGCATGGAACAACCTGACCGGCCGATATGGCGACTATCACCATCCAGTGCCGCGCTGGCGGCGTTCGGTGGTTTCGGTGGTGGCGTTCCTCGTTGGCGTGCAGGTCAAGATTGACGCTCTGCCGTATGGGGCGTCCTATGAGCGGCACCTGCGCGTCAAGGGCACCAACATCGATCAAGAGTGCGACCTTCCGCGCTCTGAGCCTGAGGCTGTTTAAGGGCAATTCCTGGCAATCCAGTCGTTTGTTCCGGCCTTGGCTCTGACAAACGAAGGCCGCCCCGCGACCCTTACGACCATCAGCATGTCATTTTGACCAATGAGAGGCTTGAGGCCGTTTTTTACTGCTTCAGGATCTTCGGTATTGAGGTTTGCTAGGTAGAAGGATTCAAGAGCCTTGTGTGCGCCGAGACGACTCAGCTCATCCCATAGTGGCTGGTAATCCCCGCCTTTCGCAACGTCATAGCTGATTGCAAAAATTGCCATTCCATTCCCCTTTTGGTTAGCCCTTCTTGGGCGGACTAATCCTAGCCCCGCTCAGTCTCCGCCTTGATGGAGACGTAAGAGCCACCCCAAGCCCGCCCAGTGCGGGCTTTCTATTGGAGCCGCCATGGCAGTCAGTTCAAAGCGTCCCGCGCGACAACCAGCCGGTTTGAAGCGCCTCGAATTACAGCGAACCCAGCGTCTTCTGCTGCATGTAAATCACCCTCAATCACGGCTCTGGGCGCTGGCGACTTTAGAAGAACCTCAGCTCCCCCATGGCCCCCTTCGTTCTCCTGCACCTCCAGTGAGTCCACGCGAATTGCTCCATCTGGCACTAGCCATTTTCCGTCAGGCGATTGGAGCCAGTTGGCGACAAGCCAAAGTTCGCCGTCTATGGAAACGCAGTCCTGCGTGAAGAGCTCGCTGCTCTCGCTGCTGCCGATTATGACCCGAACGATCTGACCTGCCATTTCGTCCCCCTTGGCCCTCCATGGGCCGGACGATCATAGCCCCGGGCGACCATTCGGCGCATTTCGGTACACATACGACACAAAGCAAAAGCCCCGTCAGTTCGCGCTGGCGGGGCTTTCTACATCCACCCCTTGCAAGGCCAAGGAGAGACGATTGGCGCATTTTAGCAAAAGCTCAATTAAAGAGGTTAAAGACCTTATGAAGATTCTTGATAAGCCCGGCTGGGCCTACTGGCTGGTGTGGGGCGGCGTGGCCGTGGGCCTGCTGTTTGGTCTGGCGAACGTGATCACTGCGCTGAAACTCTGACCTGCCCAACAACTCGACACCCCAACGGCCCGCATTTGCGGGCTTTGTCATTTCTGGAGCCCTGAATGACCTATAGAGCGTACAACCCGGCCCCGGTCTATTTGGACACGCTGGGCCTCAAGCCCTGCGCCAATGGCTCGCTGACCTTCTGCGAGTTCAACACCACGACGCCGAAAGGAACCTGGGCCGATCCTGGTCAGACCATTCCGAACGAGAACCCGGTGCCGCTGGATTCCTCGGGCCGGTCGAACACCGATATCTGGCTTGATGGGGCGTACTCGATCACCTTGCGAGACGGCGACGGCGTGGTGGTCTGGACCCGCGACGTGGATAGCGGGCAGGATGCTGGAGCCTCACTCCCGCCAGGGGAGATCGGAAAGTTCGTCACCTTCGATGGCACTCAGTTCGTGATGGCCCCGATCATTCAGATGCCAGACTTTTCCGATGCTGACGAGGGCAGCACTGTTCGCATTGCCAGCGGTATCCCCGGCTGGTTCCCGCCAGTTGAGCCGCCTCCGGCTGCCGAGGTAACCAGCGTTGACCGCGTGGTGATCAAGACCGGTGGCGATACCGACTGGCAGATTCTGAAGGGCACCGGCACGGCCCCCGCGTCTGGCCTCAACCAGACGACTCTTGCGATCACTTTCGCCAACGCGTTCAAGACCGGCGCCGTGCCGAACGTGACGATCACGCCTGCCCCTGGCGGTCAGCCGGGTGGACCGGTCTGCACCTACGTGACAGCAACCCCGACCGCTACCGGATTCACTGCTGGCTTTGACGTGGCCGAGGGTAACTCTGGGCAGCAGAACATCGTCAACCCCGTCGTTTTCCAGTGGATCGCGCAGGGTCCGGTGGCGGCAAGCTGATGGCAAACATCCCCAAGCCGACCGCGCCCGTAGCTGGCAATTTCCTGATGGCCCGGGAGTGGTGGAACTACTTCAACCGGCTAGACGCGAGCTTCAATGTTGCCGGGCTCGCTGACCAGCTGGCCGCAATCCAGCAGGAACTGGCCGAGCTGAGCGAGCCGGGAATCCTGCCAGTGAAGTCCGTCAACGGGAAGCACGGCGCTGTCATCCTCGATGCAGGGGACGTGGGCGCTGATCCGGCTGGCACCGCCGCCGCTGCTGTTGCAGCTCACGTCGCCGCCGCCGACCCGCACCCGCAGTACACCACCGAGGCCGAAGCCGCTGCAGCCGCCCCGGTGCAGTCAGTCAACGGCCAAATAGACGACGTGGTGCTGGATGCGTCGGACGTCGGGGCAGTCAGCTCGGTTGGCCTGTCGATGCCGGTGGGCTTTGCAGTCGCCAATTCGCCCGTAACCTCCAGCGGCTCCTTTGCGGTCACGTATGCCGCTGGCTATCAGGCGTACACGGCAGCGGAATCAACCAAGCTCGCTGGAATTTCCGCTGGTGCGACCGTTGGTGCAGACTGGGCGACGAGCCTATCGGGAATCCCGGCCAACATCACGAGTTGGGCTGGGATCACCCCGGCATCAAAGGCCGACACCACCGCCTTGGCCGACTATCTGCGGCATGACGGCACGACGAAATTCAGCGGGCTGGAACTGCGCTACTCCGGAACTCTCCTCAACATCTCCGCAAACACTGCGGATGGTGCGGACACCGGAAGAACGGCGCTCTGTGGTGGCGGAGGACTTGGCATCTCGCGCGGCGGATATGTGACTGCCTACGGTAATGAACACGCCACGCTGCCAGGGCAAATCAACTTTTTTGCAGGCAGTGGCTTTGATGCGGTAGCCAACGCGGCAGCGTTCCGTCCAGCTGGCAACAACGTCACGTCGCTGGGGTCAGCCTCGTCCCGTTGGTCCGTGGTGTACGCGGCCACTGGCACAATCAACACCTCGGACGCCAGCGAGAAGACGGAAGTTCGACCGCTGACGGCATCCGAGCTGGCGGCAGCGGCAGAGTTGGGGAGCGCAGTCGGCGCGTACCAGTGGCTGGCGATGATTGCCGAGAAGGGCGACGCGGCCCGCCAGCACATTGGCATGACGGTGCAGCGGGCTATCGAAATCCTGCGCTCGCATGGTCTTGACCCGTTCGCCTACGGTTTCATCTGCTACGACGAATGGGACGAACTGTCCGAGGTGGTCGACGAGGAGGGCGAGATTGCGCAGGCATATCGCCCAGCAGGCAACCGCTACAGCTTCCGCATGGACGAGCTGCTGGCGTTCATTGCACGCGGAATGGCCCATCGGCTGGATGCCGTGGAACAGAGGCTGGCCGCTGCTGGCCTCTAATCCCAGCCCATGAGATTCTCCGTGGCGGCTAGAGCCTATCCGCCAGCTCGTCCGCGCTAACCTCGTAATAAAGTAAAAGTGACTTCAGGTCGCGGTGTCCGATCACTCGGGCAAGCTCCATCACGTCCAGCTTCTTTGACAGCCGCCAAATGGCCTCAGCCCGGCTGTCGTGGAAATGGAGGTCGATGATCTTGGCTGCATTCCGGGCCCGCCTGAACAAGGCGTCCTTGGTCCCACTCTCCACATCGAACACCGTGTCCGCGCCGGTTGGCAGCAGGGCGATGATCTCCCGCGCCCGTAGTGACAAGGGGACGCGGCGCACGTCGCCATTCTTGGTCCGGGGGAGGGTTACAGACTTCGGGGAGACGTCTTTCCACGTCAGGCTCAGTATCTCGCCCGAGCGCATGGCGGTTTCCAGTGCGAACAGGAAGGCGAGGGCGATCCGATCAGAGATCGTTTCCGGCACGCCCCCGTCATAGCCAAGCGCAAGGGTAATCCGGTCAATCTCGTCAGCACTGATCCTGCGCCGCCTACTTGGCGGGTTGGCCGGGCGGTCCACATCAGCCATGGGGTCGTCAGTGAGCCAGCCCCAATCCTTGCGGCAGGCCTTGAATACCGACTGCAGCAGGTTCATTTCACGGCGGACAGATGCACCGGATACCGTCTTCAGCCTGCGCTCGCGCCATTCTGCCAAGTGGATTGGCCGCAGGGCGGGCAGCTTCACGTCAGCCAGCTTGTCCTTGGACATGGACTTGATGCGGGCCAGCTCCCACCGTTCGCCGCGATGCTTGGGGCAGACCTCGGTGGCGAACCGCGTCAAAGCCTCCCGTACCGTATGATCTGGCAAGCGAGCGCCTACTAGCTCGGCCTCACGTTGCTGCGCCCAGGCGACTGCAAGCCGCTTGGTTGGGAATGTCTGGGACTCCCGTACACCATCTTTATAGAGTTCGGCGCGCCATGCGGTGCCGCGTTGTCGAATAGATGCCATGGGCGGATGTTGGCGTAATTTTTGGCGTAGTGGTGGCGTGCCATATCGGGCTTGAGCGGGAATTGAGATCTGTCAGAAGATCCGCAACCCACTGATATGACTGGAATATAGGGCCTGTCCGTCGCATAGCGTGATACTGCGGGAATTGGCGTAATGTCCTATTTCCGGCACCAGATCAGGCCCGCCTTGTGCGGGCCTTTTCTGTGGGCGATGTCGAGGAGCATTGGAAGGTCAGAGTTTCCTTGCATTGGACAGGTAGCCACTGCTGACATCTTCGCGACTTGCGGATGATCAGCATCCGGTCAATCACGTCATCGGCGTCCTAAGTTGGCTTCCACGCCACTTACGGAACCCGCGAGGGGGCTGGACCATGTCGAACTATCGGACGCAATATCAGGATCTCCGCAGCATTGAGCAGCAGATGCTGAAAACAGCCAATCGCTGGATGTTCTACAGTGCGGGGAAGTTCGACATCCATGCGCACGGAACCCGCCGGATGCTGCCGGTCGATCCTCGGTTCGCGCACCCCTTGGGCATCACCGCGCATAGCGGCGGCCTCCTGGGCGAGTATCAGGGGGGGCTGATGCGACTGGATCAACTGGAGAGGACCTGGGATGTCAAGGCGGCATTGACTTGCCATCCAGCGCTGGCGGTAAGCTGTTCCCAGCACTCGGAGGCCACACCCACACGGAGGGGATACACGGCATGGAATCGACAGCGCATAACAAGCCTAAAAAAGGGGAGTTCTTCCTCTTGGAAGCAGGCAAGATCAATGGCCCTGCTAGCGGCGTGGCCTTCGAGAACCTAGACCGGTTGCTCTCACCCCCGCGGTTGATCTTGAAGCCAGAAGGGGGCGGGTTCCCCACGTTTCGCGAGACTCCCCGCCTGGTCCACAACCCCAGCAAGGGCCCGCCGCCGTTGGACTTGGAACCCGGGTTTAGTGGCTACTGGCTGGTGTTCGAGCGGCTCCAGAAAGTCATGGCCACGGTCGATCCCCATGCCTTCGCTTTCGCGAAAGTGGACTACCGTCTGGCTGATGGCAGCCGGGGGCCGCTTCACTACTTCTGTGACGTGGTTCGCGAGCTTGATGCGCTGGACGAGAACGCGTCCACACTGCACATCGATACCTCCGAGCCTTTCATCAATGGCAAGTTCTACGACCTAACCGGCGGCGCCAGTGTCACGTTCGACCGCAGGCGGCTGGGCAACGCGCCTGTGTTCAAGACCCCTTTTACGACTCGGGTCTTTGTAGACCGTGTCTTTGTGGATGCGGTCTCTACGGCCGGTATCGTGACCGATTCGGATGCTGACGGCCTATGGCTGATCGACGCCTCGGACATCTAGTTGCGGAAGAACTGCTGCCCAGGAAACCGATTCGACGAGTGCCGCTCGTGACTTGGCATCGTGACGGCGCATTCATGACGCCGTTTCTGTGCCAGCGGCAAATACCGGGACTTCAATGCTCCGGATACATGCTCGCCTCGATCGAACTCACGGACTTTGCCTGTGGGTACTCTGCATTCTCGGCAAAACTGACCAGCTACGCTCCGCCGGTATTGTTGGCCTGCTGGGCGAATGCCTGGTATCCATTTTCCTTGGTGAAATACTGGGCCTCGTTCAATGCTTCCGGTGGTAGACGCATGGCTGCCAAGAATCGTCTGCGCTCCACGTCTGCCCCGGACCGTAGGGCGCGTATGAATGCAATGAAATTTCCTGTCACGGCTTCCGCGGCGGTGTCGAGCGGTGCCTCGTGTGGCACGCGAGGGCTGTTCGAATCACTTCCTGACGTATGGACGGCTTGGCAGTGGTGCTCAACGACGTTGCAGCCGCGTAGTCCATCACATGCTGCGAACACCATGCATCCAAGCACAGGGCCTGCTCGTACCGGGAATGCTCTGTCATCAGGCTGCCCCCGGTTCTTTTACTCGCGTGGTTTTGCCTGGCGGTATTGGCGCTTGTCCCCTGCATGCTGGCCGTTGGGGTCCACGTTCACGCATACCCGTCCCCCGCACAACACGGCGTCGGAGGCGTAGTACGCCTGCAGCACCGGAATGGCGTCGTCATAGCGGTTGAGCGCTTCCTGCACCGACGCGAGCTCGCGTCGGTAATAGCCCATGACAGCCCAGCAGGCCAGAATGGCGAGCAGGATCGTGCTTATACCCGTGGCCAGCCACAGCCAGGCGCTTCTGCTGGCGCGGGCAGTGGCTGCGGATATGTCGCGCTCATACTGTGCGGCAACCGGCCCCACTGCGCTCCTGGCATCCTCGGCGATCTGCGAGCTGGCGTTGCCGACAATGCCGCCCACCTTCTGATGAAGCTGGACAAGCTCGGTCTGCAGCGCCTGCATGCGTTGCTCGAAACTCGCCTGCATGCGCTCTTCGCGCTGTTCGAACTTGGCCATCAAGGCGGCCTGCAGTTTTACGGTGTTCTGCAGCGCGCTTAAAAGGTTGGTGAGTTCCGGATCGTTGGACATGGGTAATCCTTTACCAGTGGGGGCGCATCAGGCGCCCATGGCCGGGGCCTGCGGCTGCCTGGCTTGTTCCTGCTGCTGGTTGGCCAGTTGCCGATGTCCCTCTGCGGCCAACGCCTGGACCTGCTGTGATTGTGCAATCTGCGCCGCGGCTTGCGAGAGGCCTGCCTCGTCGTTGGCGAAAGTTGCGGCGGCCAGCTTGTCCAGCTCCGGGTCGCCGGTGCTGAACGCAGTCTGCGTAGGCTGCGCATCACGCGGCGGGTCGATGCTGCTATGGAACGAACCGGACCCTGATCTGCTCTTTTCGTCGGGATCCAGCGGCACGGTGGCTTCGCCGGATTTCGGCGGCTGTATCTTGTGGTTGTCGCTGTCGTGCCACTGCTTGCCGTCAAACCAGTAGCCACTGCGATAGGAGCCGATACCGACATCCTGGTACAGGTTCTCGCCGAAGTTTGGCGCGGTGACGGGCTTGCCGTCCTTGCCCAAGGGGAGCGCAGGTGTGACGTCGGCAGCCTTCAACAAGGTGCTGGCGACGCCGTTGCTGTTGTTGGCCAGGGGCGAGTATTCGAGCTGGGCATCGTTGATCTGCTGGCCTGCCTTGAGCGCAGCTTGCAGCTTCTGCTCCAGTTGCGCATCGGTGCCTTGCCATACCGTGCGGTGTTCGTGGGTTTCGTTGGGGCGTGGCCAGTCCGGCGCGGTTTCGGTACGCACCAGCGGCTCACCATCCGCGCCCTTCACCAGCCTGGCATCCTCCAGATTGGCACCTTCGCGTGGTATAGGTTGGAGCGAGCCATCGGCTTGCTTCTGGTAAACCGCCTGGTACGGGGGGACGTAGGGGCCGGCATCGACACGGATGTTTCCGTAATTGTCCGATCCCAGCAACGTGCTGCCCGCCAGGTTGCCGATGGCGCTGCCCTCGGGGTTGGCATCCGGGCCGCCACGCACCACAAACTGGCGGCCGTCGGAATGCTCGAAAAGCAGGTAGGCATGCCGTCGGTCGGCAGCGACGGGGCTGGTGCCCACGATGATCTTTGCATTGCCGTCCGGCATCTCAGCCTCCTATGTCCCTGGGCGTGCGTGCAACCTGTACAGCGCTGACGCTGCTGCCGTCCCTGGAGTCGAGCGTGACGAACCAGTTGACCGGCGTGGGTGGGGCAGTGGTGCGTTGCGCGGGTGTGGACTCGACCGGCGTTGCGGTGATGCACAGGGTGGAAGATTGCAGGTCCTGCGCCGATGGCTCGGTCGGGTTGCAGGTAAAACCCTGCGCGGAAAGCGCGTGAGTTGCGTCTGCAAGTGATGCCCCGATCGGCGCCCACTGCGCCAGTTGCGTTCTTGCATCCGCAGCCGACTGCTGGAAACGGAACGAGGGGGAGGGGGTGTCGACGTCACTCATGGCGGAACATCCTGTCGCTGTCAGCAGGGAAATCATCAGTACACCAAGCGGACCTGCCGCCTGCAGTAACCGGGGCGATGCGGGCGCCGGGGTTGCGGGTATCGATGGGAACTTACTGGGTCTCATTGGCTCTCCTGGCACCGGACCAAGGCATGTGACATTTTCAGTCTCCTATATTCGATGTTATCTGCCGGTTCACCTCCATTAATGGATTTCTGCAGCCGCCGGGCAGCGTTTGCATTCAGTCCGGAGCGGGGACCTGCTATATGAGGAAGTCATTGGAAGCGGACAGGTAGCGCCGCTGGGGAGATCCGGCGGCCTTGATGGCGGAGATGTTGCCCGTTTGATGTGAAATGGCCGGCGTCAGCCGCGTGTCAATGCGGGGTGAACGCGCTGATCTGGCCGCCTCGCCTGCGCCGCCCACTGCCGGTTGCGGTTCGGGCGAGCCTGCGACAGCGGGTCGCAGGTGCGACAACATGTCGCACACCGGGGGGCGCTTTTGCTGCGCGAAATCATTGTCAATGGCTTTCTTAAGTGGTGTGTGAAGCCTAAAATCACGGGGCTGACCTGTAGCTGCCTGTTCAGCTGCCGCCGCCGGGCAATCCGGATGCGGCCTTCCGCGCAAGCGGTTGGCAGGGCTACAGGGGGCAGTACCCCACCGCAATTGGATCGACCGATGATTCCGTTGAAAACTCTTGGGCGCTTGTTGCGCCCGGGCCTCATTGTCGCGATGGCCGTCATGATGACGGGCTGCGACTGGGCCTTGTTTGACCCGAAGGGCCAGATCGCCCGGGATGAGCTCACGCTGCTGATCACCTGTACGGTGCTGATGCTGCTGGTGGTGATTCCGGTGATCATCATGACGCTGGTGTTCGCGTGGAAGTACCGCGCTTCCAACACCAAGGCCCGTTACGAGCCCAACTGGTCTCACTCCACCGCCATCGAAGTGGTGGTCTGGTCGATCCCGTGCATGATCATCCTGGTCCTGGCGGTGCTGACCTGGCGCTCTTCGCATGCGCTGGATCCGTACAAGCCGCTGGAGTCCGATACCAAGCCGGTGGTGATCGAAGCGATCTCGCTGGACTGGAAGTGGCTGTTCGTCTACCCGGAAGAAAACATCGCCGTGGTCAACGAGCTGACCTTCCCGGTTGATGCCCCGCTGAACTTCAAGCTGACCGCCGATACCGTGATGAATGCGTTCTTCATCACGCATCTGGGCAGCATGATCTACTCGATGGCCGGCATGGAAACCAAGCTGCACCTGATCGCCAACGAGGCAGGCAGTTATGAAGGCCGTTCCTCGCACTACAGCGGCGCGGGCTTCAGCAAGATGCACTTCACCGCCCATGCGGTGAGCAACGAGGAATACCAGGCCTGGTTGGCCAAGGTGCGCGGCGATGCCAAGGTCATGGACCAGAAGGCATTCACCGAACTGAGCGCCGAGCGCAACCATGACTGGCACCCGGTGACCTATTACGGCAGCACCGAAGCCGGTCTGTTCGACGCGATCATGGCCAAGCATGCCGGTGAGAACCACCACTACGGCATGAAGCATGACGGCAAGGCGATGTCCCACGAGGGCATGGACCCGGCCGCGATGGGCCATGAAGGCATGGACCCGGCCGCGATGGGCCATGAAGGCATGGACCCGGCCGCGATGGGCCATGAAGGCATGGATCACGCAGCCATGGGCCACGAAGACCATGACGCCGCTGCTCCTGCTGCCGCCGAGGCTGACGGCCACGCCGGTCACACTGCAAACGAGCAGCCCGAAGCCGCACATGCCGGCCACGGCCCCTCGGGAGAATGACGATGCTTGGAAAACTCTCTCTGGATTCACTGCCGCACGATCCGATCGTGCTGACCACGCTCATCGGCGCGATCCTTGGTGGTATCGCCGTACTGGCGGCGGTCACCAAGTTCAAGCTGTGGGGCTACCTGTGGAAGGAATGGTTCACCTCGGTGGACCATAAGAAGATCGGCGCGATGTACCTGATCGTGGCGTTCGTGATGCTGCTGCGCGGCTTCTCCGACGCCATCATGATGCGTGCCCAGCAGGCCGTGGCCGCCGGCGGTGCCGAAGGCTACCTGCCGCCGCACCATTACGACCAGATCTTCACCGCCCACGGCGTGATCATGATCTTCTTCGTGGCCATGCCGCTGATCACCGGTTTGATGAACCTGGTGGTGCCGCTGCAGATCGGTGCCCGCGACGTTGCCTTCCCGTTCCTGAACTCGCTGAGCTTCTGGCTGTTCGTCGCAGGCTGCGGCCTGATGATGATCTCGCTGTGGATCGGTGAGTTCGCCGCGACCGGTTGGCTGGCGTTCCCGCCCTTGTCGGGGTTGGAATACAGTCCAAGCGTCGGTATGGACTACTACATCTGGGCCCTGCAGGTCTCCGGCCTGGGTACCACGCTGAGCGGTATCAACTTCTTCATCACCATCCTGAAGATGCGTACCCCGGGCATGAAGCTGATGCAGATGCCGGTGTTCAGCTGGACCGCGCTGGTCACCAACCTGCTGATCATCGCCGCCTTCCCGGTGCTGACCATCACCCTGGTGCTGCTGACCCTGGACCGTTACCTGGGTACGCACTTCTTCACCAACGATGGTGGCGGCAACGCCATGCTGTACATCAACCTGATCTGGATCTGGGGTCACCCGGAGGTCTACATCCTGGTGCTGCCGGCATTTGGTGTGTTCTCTGAAGTGATCGCTACGTTCTCGCGCAAGACCCTGTTCGGCTACAAGGGCATGGTCTACGCCACCTGTGCGATCGGTGTGCTGTCGTTCCTGGTGTGGCTGCACCACTTCTTCACCATGGGCTCGGGTGCCAACGTCAATGCGTTCTTCGGCATCACGACGATGATCATCTCGATCCCGACCGGCGTGAAGATCTTCAACTGGCTGTTCACGATGTACC